CAATTCTTGCATTGCTTTAACCGTTAAGGATAAAATACCCGTAACATTTATTGATTTTGATCCTTCTTCTCCTGCCACATCATTAGGTAGTATTTTTTCTACTTCTTGAGCGATAAAACCTGTTTTATTTGTTCCTTGTTGAGTATTAATCCAATCAAAAGTACATGGTCTGATTTTCATTAATTCATTTAAACCCAAACTTAAATCTTTAATGTTTGTTTTAAGCGTCCCATCGGATGTGTCATTAAAATCACCACTAATCAATCCTGATGAGGCTATTGTCATATGTAAGGTAGCGGCACCCGAATCATTTGCTGTGTAAAACTTCATCACCCCATTAAAAGCGTTTCCAGTTCCTCCATTCGCAAGAAAATCAATGTGTCCGATAGTTTGATCTGAGGTTGCCGTATCTGTTACGGCTGATGATATCCGCGAGCCCAAGGTTTCCGATGCAATATCCCCAGAAAAATTCCTATGTATCTTAAATACAGGATTGTTACTATGTTTAATTATCAGCGGCGAGGATGGTGTAGTAGTTCCTATCCCCACGTTGCCTGATGAGTCTACCCTTAATCGTTCCGTTCCCCCTGTGGATATAGCTACCGTATCCGCTGCTGGGAATAATATACCAGTATTAGTATCCCCAGTATTTGTGATTGATGGAGCAGCAGCGCTGCCATCAGCAAAACTAGACACACCTGAAACAGTTACACTACTTAATGTGCCTAAACTCGTAACGTTTGTCTGTGCAGCAGTTGATAACGTACCTGTTAATGTGGTCGCTGCGACTGTTCCCGCTACGGTTACTGTTTGATCTGTTAAGGTGATAAGGTCAGTATCACTCGTATGCCCGATAGTTGTACCATTAATAATTACATTATCAACTGTCAAAGTAGTTAATGTTCCCAAACTTGTAATATTAGCTTGTGCAGCGGTATTAATTGTACCTGTAAGATTCCCTTCAAATGTAGTTGCAACAAGTGTTCCTGCTGTTCCAGAAAAAACTTCGGAACTATTAGATGCATCAGGAATAAAAGTGAATTTACCTGTCGAATCATCAAAACCAAAAAACCCTATTTTAGCAGCAGATCCATTATGCCATCGAAATTCAATCCCTCGATCTTTATTGTCATCTGATCCTGGGGCGGTATCTCCGCCTAATGTAAGAATAGGGTCATCAACGGTAACTGTGGTTGAATTTACTGTAGTGGTTGTCCCACTAACCGTTAAATTACCACTCACAACTAAAGCTCCTGTAACTGTCGCTCCTGTTTTATCGAGGGTAAGGACATCATCAATTGATCCGTCTGTGCCGTCAGCCACACTAAAGATTATCTGCCCTTTTTCAGTCCCGTCACTGACATCAAGCTGCTTAATTCGTAAACGAGCAAATGGTGCTTGTTGGTTATTATCATTCTCTGCATAATAATCGATGTCATAATAATCATTATCAGCGGGTGAAGCAGATGTGCGATCATACCTCATTAATGAAGTACTCACTCCATCTTCATTTTTCTGTATTAAAATTGGGAGTGTCGAAGATTCCCCATTAATAACAATATTATCGATAAATAAGATTTGGCCATCTAACGACAAGTTATCGTGTGCCCCACCTATCCCCCAAATCGAAGGTGTAATTAAATTTCTATTATCGTAAGTAACTGTCCCTGATCCCCTAAAAATATTATAAAGAGGCGCATCTATAGTCCCATTGATCGTTAATGTTTTCCCTGCTGCAATCGTTGTATATGCCCCAAAAATGGGTTTAAGATTTATGTTGCTGGGGATAGTTAAATTATCAGAAATATCCCAATTCCCAGGTGTTAAAAATACCGTTCTATCCGCCCCTGATGCTGATGTAATGGCTAAAGAAATTGCATTTTCATCTGTTGCCGTACCATAATCTGATGCATCAATCTCATTTGTTGTAGCTGCAGCACTTGGTGTGAATGTCATGTTTTCAATTGTTTGTATAGTCGCATTATCTGAATCTGCAATCTTCACGGTATATGTTCCGTCAGCAAAAATCTCTCCTAATCCTCCAGTTGTGAGGATGACAGGGTTAGCACTTGCTGTTCCCTTTTCTGAGTCCGTCCAAATTGTTTTTAAAGTTGAGCCGTCAGTAGCATAGAAGTACACTTTTCCTTGACTCAAAGGCGATCCTGCACTATCTGTAAGTCCTGCTATTAATATATCTACTTGCTTTGCTTGTGCCATTAATAATGTCCTCCTAAATCAGGTGTAATATATAAAGATCCTGTCTCATGATCTTTTTGTTCTGCGTTTTTACGTGCGGTTTCAGCTAAAAAAACCAAATCCTTAAACTGCTGGCCTGTAATTCCTCGTTGTGGGGCTAATTCCACAGCTAATAATTTAGTTAGAGGACTAAGCCATTCTTGCGGAAAATCAGGATTATCTGTTGCCGAATCCATATCGTCAGAATATTTATACGCATTAAATTCAAATACATAATTTGTTGCCGAATCGGGATATGGGTATAAAAATAATTCTGGAGTTGCTTTCCTTTTAAACCAAAACTGAGTGGGAGCAGCAGTGCTATTTGTATCATATCTATTAAAAAATTCCTCATTCGTAATCTTTGTCATTTGAGAATTTGTTTCTGAACTTTTGTCCCTTCTTAACCCATTCTTAATATCAATAATATTAGTGTCTAATTTAGGGTTACAGATTGATATGTATGCTGTGCTGGCTGCCCATGTAGCGCCAGAAGTGGTAGTTAATTGCTTCCAAAAACTTAAATATTGTGACCCTGTAACAGGTTTATTTGTGGTTGAGGCTGTGTGGTTTCTTATACACTCATAATCAACCCCATCAGAACCTAAAACTACACTTGATGCCGTTAAATTAACTGTAATTATTTCTTGGTTCCATAACAGAAGACCTAAATTCTTCTGAATCATATTTAACAGTTTACGCCCTGTGCTGTATTGATCTCCTGTTAGAGTAGCCCCATCACCCAATGCATTTATACTCTTATAAGCTGATTCAATGATCTCATTGGTGTTTAAGTTAAAATCAGAAGATCCACTAATTGCCATATTATCACCCCGTAAATACCCAATCTAAATTAACAAGGATGTTTGGTTCAATCTCAACTTCCCCTAATTCTTCAATTGGTATTAGTTCAAATGTTAATTCTATTTCTTTATTGCATAACTCATCTAATTCTTTTTGAAGTTTAATCTTATTTTCAGGAGAAAACTCATATTGGCCTTCTTTCCCTTCTACCTCATTCCCATAATGTTTAATTCGTTCATTTTGTGTTTCAATATATTGGGAATATTCTTCATTAACCTGCTTAATTATATTTTTAATTTTAAATGAAGTAAGTGCTTTTAACTTTAATCCTCCTAACATATCTAAATATTCTTTTGAGGTTTTTATTGTTATTAGTTTGGTCTTCATCCTAGCTCCTTAATTATTCAAATTTAAACTTTCTAATTGGCATTTTATAATTCGCTTGATTATCTTTATAAGACGGTTTATCAAAACAAAACTTACATACTAATTTACCTGTTTGAGGTTCAAGCTGAAGCTCACTCCTCAAAAAGATAGAGCTAGCGCATCTGTCACAAGCCCTTTTATATTCAAAGGGCTTATGACTTCTTTTTAGAGGCTTTTTAAGCGCTCTTTTCATTTACGCCCCTTCGTTTCCGTAAAAACTTCTCCAATCGTATATAACTGGGTTTCCTCGGAAATAAGAAATAACTTCTCGGACCATTTCATTGTTTTTGTAATCTTCCATGAAGCCTACTTTTTCACGTTCCTGATACCCACTACCATCTACATTAGTTTTAATGTAAAAGGCGTTTGTATCCGTGATATACGGGCTTGAAATGTATCCGCCAGGAATACGACCAGTAGAACGTCCAAAAGCGTTCATGTCATTATTAGCAGTTCCTGCTTTTAGATTTGAGTTCAATAGCTCTTCTGCTGTTATTGCTCCTTCCACAGGTACAATTAACAATTGAGGCTTAACATCAATTTTATTGCCCCTAGCATCAGTAAATTTACCGACAGCGGTACTCATTGAAGTTAGACTCGCCATAGTTAATGCTGCTGCTGAAGAAATGTTTGATCCTGTGCCATTTGACCCTGATAAGGGGTGAGAATCAGAAAACAATGGAACCCCATCCCCTAAATTGGTTGAGAAGCCATTATTAATCATATTCATACATATCGTTTCTATTGTATTTGCAGCAGAAGCACCCATACTTGTAGCTGCTTTTAAAATTTGTGGGTATAAGTTATCAGCTAATGCCTCATGCGTAAGTAAAAGACGCTTCGCATAAGTTTCATTAATACATGTGGTTTCGTACCCTTGGTTAATACTATCAAGGCTGGAAGCCTGTCCCTCAGCTTTAGTCGCATGAAGTCCAACGCCACTCATTTCACGATATACTTCTCGTTCTTTATTTGAACTTAGAATTGGGAATAATTTAAGGTAATTATGTGCCGATGCGTTATACGCAACCCCATACGCCTTTTTTATTCCCTCAACTAAGAAAGCTACTTGTTTTGATCTAGTAATTGTACTCATCTATTTATCCTCCTATACACTTGCGTTACTGATTGAGGTGTTTTCAGCTATTTGGACTAACAACTTAACGTGTTCTCCCCAAGCATTCCCAATCGCACTAGATATACCAATAATTCGTACTTGTTGACCTGTTCCAACATTGGAAGAATCAAGCTCTATTTTAGATACCCCAGTAGTGGTGTCACAGTTTGCAACTACTAAATCTGCTGTAGCTCCTACTGCTGCAACTGTAAGGGCTGTCCCTGAATCTGCTTGAATCTCAAAGATCATGCTAGGATCAATTTTCTTAGCGATAATTGTCCCTGCGGTACTTGCTGGTAAATAAGAAATTGATTTACCTGTAGAATCCTTAAATCCTTCGGCCACACCAGATAAAATCACACCTGATCCAGCAGCTACACGAGCTACAGAACCATCTGTCTCAATAATATATCCATCGTTGATTCCTATCGCAGCAGAATTTGAAGCATCAACAGAAACTTCAACAATCGCTGGATTTCCACCCATTTTATATACTAACCCTTGTGGGTTGTCAGTATTTGCCATATTTGTCCTCCTTAATTAAGTGTGGGGACTAGAATTGTGCACTTATTTGTGCGTTTTTAATTCCCGTTTTACCCACGTTGCTTTGTTTATTTATATTACTTTGTCGTATTGCCTCCGCCATTGCTCTTGTCGTATGCATTAACACCATCCCCTCAAATTGGATGTAACCGTCAGGGTTAGAATCTATCCCTATATTTGCAGCACGAAAATGAAGATCATAATTATTTAGATCTTCAGGCATGGTAAAGTCATACCCCATTGCGACTCGTGCAGATTTTAGCTTTATGTCTTCCCAGTAACAAACGTAGTTTTGATTTTTATAAAGATGCTGAACGGCTAAAAAGTCATGTCCTTCTAAACTATTGACTATTTTTTCAGGGTCCAATTCTTCTAAATTAACTCTTTTTCGTTTGGGAGTTGCAGATATTTTTTGGTTAGGTAATTCCGTTCCTAATTTGGCAGGCGTTTGAGAATCTTGTTCAGGTTCCCTATCCCGTAAAATTTTCATTGCAGCCTCAGCCTTAATCATCGGCATTCTTACCGATTTATGCACTGTGCCGTTGGTCTCTACTATAGAGTATAACCCATTTGCTATTGTTGTTAAAGTTTTAATATTGTCCAGCTTCACATGTTTCTTTTTAATTTCTAACGTTTCCATTATTATTGCTCCTGTTTATTAACCGCATTTGCGAGTTCTTTAGTTCGTTCTAAAAGTTCTTTTTCTCCTAACCCTGGAAACATCATACGCACATGATTTAACTCAGAACGTGTGATTTTTATCGTTTTTTTAGAGGGACGTTCCATTGGCGCACCTTCTGTAGGTGACGAGTTCTGATAAGGATTTTTCTTAAACTCAGGCATAGAATCAACCTGTTTAGTCACTAAATCTAACTGTTGTTTAGCATTAAGATGACTATAACCAGGATCATTAAGTATCTCTTTATGAATGCCTTGTGCTGCGTATGTTTTTGCCTTATCGACCTCATACCACGGATTGTTAGATTTAAAATAATGCGCCATGTCCTCTGGTGTCATTTGAGAATCCATGTTGGACTGTCTTAAATTATTTGCTTGATCCTGGTACTTCTTAAACTCTTCATAATCAGAAGAGTCAAACGCCTCTTTCGTCTTTTGATCTAATATTTGTAATTCGTGATCCGTTTCTTTAGTGGATCGTTCGTTCTCTTTTTGCAATAACTTATCAAGTTTGCTTTCCAAATCTGCTATTTTTGAGTCCTTTTCTTTTTTCATAGCAGTTTCTCGTTTTAGAACTTTCTCAATACGCTTGTCCCTTTTAAATCCTTTCTTAGGTTTAGGTTTTTCAATAACTTCTTCATCTTCTGAATTAGATTCTTCTTCATCAGAATCATCCTCAACAACAATAATTTCATCCTCATTATCTTGTTCGGTAGTTCTTTCTTCAGGGGCTGATACCTCTTCTGATCCAGGTCTTTCAGTCTCCTTTTCAATGATCTTTGATAAGGATTCAAGATCGTAGTTTTGTTCTGTTTTAGCTTCACTCATTTATTACTCCTTTTTTAAACAAAGAATTCGTGTTTTTCACACTTAATACCATCACGCTCTAACTCATCAATTTGTCTTTTTAATTCTGATATTTTTAAATTCTTTTCCGCCTCGATATCGACCTCTACTTCAAGGGTATGGATTCCTGATAATCGAATGTAGAAATACTCCTCATCATTCCATCTTTTAATAGAGAAGGAGTTTCGACCAAAACTTACATAATCCCCAACCTTAACGCTCATCACTTCATCCCCAATTGCAAGTACAGTCCCCTCAAATTTTTCCATTGAGCCACCAGCTACTGATTCTGTGGTAAGAATAATTCCACTTTCTGTAACCTCTTCCACAGTTTGTTTTACAACCACACAATCAGGTTCCATAATTTCTATTTTTGTTTTCATTTTGGTCTTCATTTATAATCTCCTTTTAAACTCTTGAATTTATCTAATATTTCACCTAAGCATTCATATTTTCCTAACGACAAAGCACCTCCTTCTCTCATACATTGCTTGCTGTCTAATAAGGTCTGCTGGGCCTCAACCCGAACGTAAAATAGATATTTTATGAACATGAGAGTTCGTGAGTCAGTGACCCACGATTCCCAATCATAATCTCCCATTTCAGATTCAATATCTGATGGAGTTTTCCCTAAAATAGATTCATATTTATCTATTACTGAGATTGTTGTTCACCTCCCATTTGTTTCTCTTTTTTCTCGACTTCTTTTGAAGCCTCATCAAGGTTCTTTTGCTGCTCTTCTGCTAGTTGTATTTGTAGTGATTGATGTTGTGTTACTATTTGTTGCTCCCTTACCGATTTAATAGAATGGTCATATATCGCCTTAATTTCTTCTATTTTTTTGGGATTAACACCCATCGACTCTAATAAGTTAGTCGTACCCAATAACAATGCCTCTGGGTCTTGCTGTAAAAAGGGATCTTGCTTAATTAAATTCAAAATCGCCTCTGCTTTACCTATTGCTTCTTGTTTATTAACAACATTAGGGTCTGCAACAGGCATGATTGTTAATTTAGAGGAGTAGTCATCACGTGTAATTTGGAAAGGTTCAACACCAGAATAATCAACCAATGAAGATTCATCTAAGAAGATGCTATACATCATTTTCATACACTGGAATTCTTCACCTAAACTGATGTGATATGCCTTTTGTATATCCGTAAACAATTTAACTGCTTCGGTTTGAGCAATAGAAGCTGCTGTTGCGGTTGTATCGCTACGGGGTTGTCCCCCTGTCATAAGTTCTGTGACTGTACTAAGTGAATCGACCTGAACACCTAAAAACTCAATCATATGTAAAAGAACGGGTGCTGGTGGGGCAAACTTTAATTGGAGAACACTCTTGCTTATGTCTTCTCCTTTATTATTGATCTCCGATAGTTCTCCCATTTTCATTTTATGGGTACCCCGTGGTAAACCACTCCCTTTTGCAATGAACCCAGTCCCATTAGTAGCTAATGTACCTGCATTTATAAGCTGATTTACGGCTGTATTCATCGACAAAACCAGTGGATATAAAAGTTGTCCAAACCCATACCCATAAATTGATTTGTCATTAGGAATAAACGTGTAATTAATAAAGTATTTAAGTGCTTCGCCCGTTTCAGGATGAGAACGCTTAATAATTCTGAATATTTTTTTAGATTCTTTATCTAAGGTAACAACGACTGGAATACGAATATCATCACTTTCTTTTAAAAGAATGTAAGTGTGCATTTCTAAGACATCTCTGACTGAAGTAAAATCAATCTCTTGTGGTAAGGATTGACCTATATTCTCTTTAGAAGAGCTTGTTTCTGCGTCCACTTCTTGAACACTAATTGGGCTTAATTCCTGATCCTTATAAATACCTTGCGCCATTTTTATTTTGACTTCATTATCATTTGGTCTAAGCACATGCGTATATCGATAACATTCTGATAAGTCCCTAGAATGATAATTAACAATAAAGTCTTCGGGTAAAATGTGAGTGGAGATAACTTTCTTTTTAATCGAATCCCAATACACTTTTCTAAATGCGTATCCATCCCTTGCTAATTGCATTCTAGTCTTTCGATGCGACTGATAATGATTAGGTGTCCCATACTTTAACTGATGGTTAAAGTGAGTCGCTACTTTCTTAGATCGGTAAAAACTGTCCTCATCTGATGAAACGGGATCAATCTTAGCGATTTCACCTCCCGTCTCTGAATTAATGCCTGATCGACTCGCAAATTGGATACAAGCCTTAGTTAAAATCGGTAATTTTACAGAAGAAGCCTTCTCAAAAGGTGTATTTTTCTGTTCGTGTACAAGATCATGCAACTTATTGTATTGCTCACGCATATCTTTGAGTTCAGATATAGATGCCTCATCTTGTTCAAATCCATCTAAAACTTCTTTAGCTATGCGATCTAGTTCTTTGTCCTTTATTTTTTCTGCTAGATTTTCAAAATAAAGTGACTCTGACGATTCTGGTATATCTTTAGACTTCGCCTCATACACCTCTTCTTGTTTATATTTTTGTTCTTCTTGTGTGGGTGTATCTTCTATTACTTCTGTTCCTGGTACTTGCATTATCTCCTCCTTAATTTTTTGACAAAAAAAAAGACACAAAAACCATTTCTGGTAATTGTGCCTCTTGTTTTCTTTGGGTCTTACGACCTAAGTTTCTGTGAGCAATATTAAATTAAATCTGTTTATTTTTTTTGTTTAACCCTCCTATAGACCTGTTTGTCTATATTTATCTGTAGTGGAACATTATCTTTTACGATAACGGTGATAGACCCACTCTCTATCCCGTTCTCTTCAATAATATTGATTATACTAGAATTTTCCATCATTAATACCCCGTGACAGGGTCTCTTTCATTAGACCCATCTACATATAAAGAATCCCAACTAAGATTAAGCTCTTCGTATTCAGTCTCCAATAAAGCGAGCCTATATAAATTTTCACACATGTCATCATTTTTTTTGGACGGTTTCCCTTCTTTGTCATACATCCAATTCAGGCACTGCTTAACGGTTTTTCCTAAATCTCTAAAGAAAAACAACATAGGGATCTTATTGACCGTCATTAATAATGAATTAATCGTAATAATCCCATCATCTTTTAATTTAGACCCCTTCTCAAGATACATATCAAAACGATTAAGAGCCTTATCTATCTTTGCCCAAGTCGAGTGATCGTAATCCATCCCAGAAGTAGTACCTTTTGCCAGGGGATCACAAATAACTCGATTAATACGTAAATTGTAACGGTGTTTCTTTTGGATGATAGACTCGGCTATCATAGGACCGTCACCTGCTACTGTCTCCTCAAAACAAACATACTTTCTACCATCAGGTAATGTAGCTAAATATAAAATATCATGTGCTTTTTGGATACCAATATCTATTGCCACATCTATCATCCAATTTGACTGAATATCAAAATTTCTTTCAACAACATGTATTTCTCGATCCATATTTAGTATTATCCCTGACTTGTAGCTAGGAACTCCCCTTAATCTAGCAGACCTCTCGTCTTCTGTAAGTGTCTTGGCGAACTGATCTACCCCTGCCTGTGTAATACCGAACCCGACATTATCCTGAATATCACCTTTAAAAAATATTGTTGATTTATCTAATTGACCCTTCTCATCTACGCCATTTACAACATCTTGATCTATCCATGCCTCTTTCAAAAGAGTCATGGCGAATATTTCTATCCCCTGATAATCCACAAGACCCCTAGCGCACGCAATTCTATTTTCACGTTTAGGCGGTTCATCGTATATAACAATATGACCATTCCAACCTTCAAAAACTGAACTCTCTGAACTATTACTTAATATCTCAATAGTCCCTGCTAGATGTGTCCAGTTGGCCTCAACGCCTTGCCCGTTTTTCCTAGGGTCAAATCCCCAACTAGCAGGCCATAATTCTTTTATCGTTGCAACGATAACTGTCTTGATGTGCTTTTCCCAATCTTGGCCTACTATCCTTATCTTAATTGGTGGCTCCCACCCTCTACTATTCCAAAACCATGTCCCCACTTCGTTTGGATCTTCCCAAGGAAAACATCCTCGTAATGCAGTCAAAACCGTAACCCCTGTACTGGAAAACGTCTTACTAATCCTATTCGCACCCACTAACCCATATATTTTGTATTTCGGGTTCCTTAACGCCTCAAAATACTTTTTCTGAATAGGGTTGCTCTCCCATTTCCCATTTTTACCTAAATACCCTTTCTCAGGGTCATTAAAAAACAACAGCTTATTCTTTTTTTCGTATTCTTTTTGCTGTTTAATTAACGATTTTTGCTGTATGTCTAATTTTTCTTGCTTCGCCTTTACAGCCTCAAGCTCTTTTTCAATTTGGGCTCTTCTCTTTGCTTTTTGTTCAGGCGTTAATTTTTGTTTCATTTGTCCTCTAATAACCCATTCTTAGCCCAGTCAGATATAACCGTTAAAACTGCATTTGAAATCAGTAATGACGGTCTTTCAACACCATTGCTTGTTTTTAATGAAATACTCTTATTAGTCCTTAATTTAACTTTAAATTCTTTAGCTTTTTGTAAATAACTAGCGTTGTTGATCTTAAAAAACTTAGATTCAAATTCATTTTCAGATAGCCAGTAACTATCGCCTTTATCAGGGGTTACTTTGTATCCTTTTTCATTAACGGGAAGGTAAACCCCCTTGAATTGGGTGTAGTGATCTGAATAAAACCAACTTTCATCATTTTGTGGGTTGCGTTTATGATACTTATCCTCATTGCCAATATACAGTCTTTTAATATAATCATCCTTATACTCAGTAATCGTCATCTTCTCTGCAACTACTAATTTAGGATCTCCTACGTATGTGTGTTTAGTCATTATTAGTCCTAAATAACCTAGAAAACCAAGGTTTATTTGTTTTTTTCTTTGTTTTTTCGGGGTTTCTCTTTAATTCCCTTGTTAATTTATATTTTCTTACATCCTCTAATGCTTTATCTGTTTTCTTGTGTAATTCTTTCATTACCTCAGATGTTTCCTCTTCAGGCTCTTCCTTTAAAGGCTCTAATACCCATTCATGGTTTGGGTCGGGGATGAACATGAACCCGGTATTCTTTTTAGTACACGTACAACACTTACCACGTACTATAGCTCCATTATGAAAAGATGACATTGAGCTGCTACACAATGAAGGATAAAGACCCAATCCGTCCGTAAATAGCCATCCCCCAGGGACACGAATCCTTCCAAACGAATACCCCTTGTTCTTTATCCATTCAAAATCCCTCGGATAGACCTTACCTGGAATCTCTACTTTTAATTCTTTTTTAGTCATCTAAACTCTCCTTACAATATTCGCACATAAATACTCCTGTCTCATCAGCCTCTTCTATCTCTTTTTGGCTAACACTTATAATATCCAACCTACACCCAGTACATATTTTTGGTTGGTTCTCATAATCGTAGGCCATGTGTGCAAGCTCCATGTAGTCCTTATACACCCAAATAACGTGATAACAAGATGATACAATTAAGTACGAAGGGAGTACCTATTAAACAAAGGGCGTATATTGCGTACTTGTATTTTTTCTTCAGAGATTTATATTCCCCTAAACAGCTCAGATATCGCTTATTTAAATATAATTTATTGCTATCATAGCTATGATAGGCTTGACCATTGTTTTCTGTTGCCCTGAGATACCTACGAATAGCCTCGGTAGCAGCGTCTTTTATTAAAAATCTATGTCCAAATTTTGGTGTTTTTAATCCTTTAAATATTTCCTTTTTTTTACTACATAATGCCTTTAAATCCATCCATAACTGCTTATCCGTCACAAATGAAACCTCTATCTTTTCATTTTTTTCCATAAATACCTCCTATATATCTATATTTTTACCGCTTAAATCATTCTCACACTCAGAAATTAAACGATTTAAGTACCACTTAGCCTTATATAAATCTTCAATCCCCTTCTTTTTAGGGAATCTCCAAATATATTTTAAAATATTAGCCTTTAGCGCACCTTGGAATTCATCTTTACTCATTGAGGACTTTATTGCGTCTATACACTCAATCTCGCCAGACTTATAATGTGAAGGATTTATGTTGTCTTTTTTAGAAGGCGTGAGCTTATCCCCATTTTTAACATGCATTTGGCCACACGCTACAAATAAATGCTCATTGTCATACTCTGTGTTGCAATATGCACACGTATATACCTTCTTTATATCTGTATTAGTAGCTTTCATGGTAGTATATAAATAGAATTGATAATAAAAAGCATGTTAATGAAATAATGTAATCTTTAATTACAACGTAAAGTAAAAATCGCATCCCAATAAATAGGACAAAGCTAATTACTGTCAGGACTAATATAGGAGTGATATATTCTCTCACTCTCTTAGATCCTCTGGGTAAATTAATTGGTCAGGTCCTTTGTAGCCTTCAGACCAACAATGGGAGATCCTTTCGTGATTCTCTTCACAGGCTATAGCACCTTCTTTAATTTCATACCTTTTATCACAGCTCTCACAGAGATATACCGTAATTTGTTTTTTAATCATTTATCATTTCCCTAGCATCATAAGCCTTAGCATCAGCAGCAACATCATCAGCATAAGCAGCAGCAGCAGCATCAGCAGCAGCCTTAGTATCCACGTAATCATAAAGAGTTTTTCTCAGTTCTGTTATCTTATTAACACGGTCTACTAAAATGTTAATCTTGTCCGTGTTTTGCTTAATAGCCTCACCGTACCGTTCATGCCCCGCTACATTTGAGTCCATAATCCTATTTATTTTTAGAATGCGAATATCAGTATGGTCTGTATTCTTTTCTATTTTTTTGTCAATAGCATCTAATCTCATTTTCATATTTTTTATATTTTCCTCTAATGGCTCGATCTTAATAATCTGAATGATAAGTGATGCTATAATCCCCAGACACATAATAATAAAAACAATATCTAACACACTCATTTATTTCCTCCATGATAATGCTTCGCATAGCCACTAGATATCATTATTTCTGATAATGACATCCCGTTTACCAACACATCCGCTATAACCCTAAAATACTTGCCTCGTGAAACGTCCCTTAACTCAAAGTAAGTAGCTTCACTAACTATCCCTTCCAAATAATGCTTAGCTGCGTAGCCTAGTCTCTTCTCTCTTTTATTTCGGGTCCGAATCTCAGGAGTATTTATCCCTTTTAACCTAATCCCTATGTTTTTACAGAAAATAGGCTCGTTACAGGATAAATTAACGTATATAGTGTCCCCGTCATAAACCCTTATCACCTCAGTAATCTCAAGGGCTTGTATTTGCGTGAATAAAAAGAATGTTAAGGCTAATAGGAGTTTCATTTACCTTCCTCCTCCATTCCATCTATCCACGTGCGAACCGTTACAGCAGCTCCTATAAGATCATAAGAAAGTGCGTATAAAGGGTTGCTAACTGCACTCTCATGCCTCATGTCTGATGACACTTCTTTCATTAGGGATTCTAGGGCTTTTAGTTTGGTTATGAGGGTCATTTATACCTTGTACCATTTTTTAAATAATCTCTTGACGGTATCTTCATCTTCTGTGCCTATGAGACTAGCGAATAGGTCAGAGGATATTCCTAATTTACATATCTTAAAAATAAACTTTATATCCTCTAAATCTACGATTGAATCATGGTGTAATTTGTAGTCATTCATTTAATTCTCCCTTTTGTTTTTTATGATATTTTTTGAATATTACAAAGATTTTTTCATTCATACGATCAATCACTTTTTCAGGGATTAATGAATTCTTGTGCACATAGTCTTTTCTCTCAATAAATTTATTAGATTCCCAGTAACCATCTATAAGTCTTTTGCAACGTTCCTTTAACAACTCTTTCTCATGGGCTTCTATTAAAGATATATCCTCCTTTATATCTAAATAACCCATAACTATATCTCTCCCTATTTCCTTATTTGGCTGTTCGCTCCAATGTAAAATAAATTTCTTGGTTCCCATTTTACTGTAATCGAACCTAAACCCCTGATAATATGGTCCCCAAACATCATAATACTCACTATGTTTTTGACATAAACTTATTAACCTATCTGCATTTTCTACTAATAGGAGGCCGAAATGACAATCACAGTCTTCTAAAAGAATACATTTTGTTCGGAGTTTGGAATTATATGGGTCATTTTTCATCTTAGGACCGACAACCCCCCATCCCATAAATGTACGATACTTATTGATAAAATGTATTTCACCTTTTTCATTCTTAATAGCACTATAACTGTCTAGGCTATCTGGCTTACCAATTAATTCTTTTATTGTTAGCAATTTTTTAGACCCTTTTGTTTTTTATGCTTTGATCGTGTCTGTCCTTATGAGCTATATCCCTTATTTTATCCTCGAATTCTTGTAAGAATTTAATCCCTATTAGGTTCTCAGATATACTCATGAATTTATCGCTATTTAGGGTTTGACCCTCATATTCACTTTTATCTTCATATTCATTCCTATTAGGGTTAAATGGATTCTCTTTTAACTCTATAAATAACCGACAACTTACAGTATCACCATACGTACTGAAGCTAGGACTTGTACGAATAATAATTTGGTTAATCTCTGCTCCCGTTGAAAGAATACCTTTAATAATTAATTCTAAGTTAAAAAGAAACATTGATAAGGTCTTTATTAAAACAACACTATAAGTCTTCTCTCCTCTGCTATTAGGTGCCATTTCTACATATTTTTCTTTGGGAATAGGACTTATCCCAGAACTGATACCTTTATTGCTCAAAGATATATAAGGGCGATCTTCTGAATGAGGGTATGATCGTAATGCTCCATATATGGATTTGATGTTATATTTATCTTTTAAATATAATTGCAAGTTCATTTCGGCTCCTTTTGTTTTTTTTCAGTTGTACTTGCAAATGTCTCATCCAGATACAAATCCATATTCCATGTTTCTTTTCCTGGGTCCCTAAAATTCTTGACTAAAAATTCCATTCTCGCTTTAACCATAGCAATGTCTTTTTTTATGTCATATAAACCATCGATATCTCCAACTCTCTCATTTTTATTTTCCTCAAGTAGGTAATTTCTGACAACATCAGATAAATTAAATTTTAAGCTCGGAGGGGATATTTCATCACGGCTAACAGCTATTATTATGCTTTCTAGCGCTACAAAAGGGATTAGCTCTAGTTCAGTATAATTAAAATAAGATGATATTGCTTGTGATTTAAATTTAGTCATTTACTCTCCTTTTGTTTTTTTTCAACTGTTGGAGGGTTTAAATTGAGATAACAATCCATTATCATTTGAGCATCAAAGAGAGCGTTATGACGTGGACGTGATGCCTGGTATTTAATTCCTGAAAAAGATTCCCTGCTGATGTCTGGGTCTATTCCTTTAGCTTTAAATAAAGTGCAAATATCAAATGGGATGTAATATATATTTTTAGGGATATCAAACGCTGTCCCCCATATATTGTTAAATAATACCCAGTCATAAGAAAGACAATCACCCCACATTTCGATAGAATCAAAAGGGGTATGATCGTCGGTAAACTGAGATAGAAATACGGTTAGCTTCTTTTTAATTATTTCAGTAGGACCATTACATTCCCACCAGGTTCCCAGACACCCTATCCAGTCATAATAATTGTCATCTCCATACACCCAAGGCCAAAATTTAGGCTTTTCTGAGTTCATTTCTTTCAACTCTTTTTTCCCCTTCTCAGTATTTATATATTTTTCAAATTTTAACCTTGAAATAACGTTTTCTCTGACCCAATCGTCAACTTGGGATTTGTCATAGTCCGTAAATTCAGCATAAAACCGTTTTCCACACAAAGATACCATCCCAATGCTTATTAATGTCGTTTTTTGGTGTAAACCTGTAAATTCCATGTCAAAAAATATTTTAGTTGCGTGTTTTTTGTTATTCATTTAGGCTCTTTTGTTTTTTTTCAGTTGCTAGAGGGTTCCATACAATAAAACAAGAACCCTTACCCCCTCCCCCTCGATATAAAAGACCCCTTAAAATATCATTAATTAGGTAGGCCACTGTATGTAGTATCCGTAGTCCTTTTGGTATAATATGAGCGTAAGTATTCATATAATATGTGTTTAGCTAACCAATTAGCTAACCATCCTCCTTTAAATCAGTTAGTTCAGCCTCTAAATACCTGCGTTTATCCGTCAAATCATTCTTACTAACATTAATCACATCAATCTTTTTAGATATATGCTCTACTCTATGAGTGGCGTTACCGCCTAATAAAGCCTCTTTTTCTAGTGCTATGCCAGTTCCTACCATTAAATCCTTAAATGACGCTTCTGGGGCTTTCTCTTGTGCTAAGGATAAGAATTTAGATGCACTGGCGGTTAATCTTGACTGTAGATTGGCTTTTAAATGATCCGCAACGACCTGATAATCGATACTATCAACACCACCTTGTCCATTAACCCAAGCATGAATTGTAGACTGAGGGACTTTGGTTATCCTTGATATATCACGTTGAGAATAAGAAAGTGATGACAAAGCTAACACTATCTTCTTTTCTTCATCTGAATATGATTTTTTAGTAAAAGACTTCTTCTGTTCAATCAAATCAACA